GCATAGTAATAGCTTAAGGTCGCATCGTAAGTCGCGATCTTTCTTTTCTTGTAGATGTTGTAATTGACACAGGCCTCTGAAAGAATCACATACAACAAGGGATGATCTTCAATAAACACTTCGTATACCTTGATGAACTTGTTTTCGTAATAGGTGGTTCGAACGGATATGCCCTCGAGGTTTTCCAACACTTCCTCGATCGTCTTGGAAAGAATCATGAGCATGTCTTGTTGAGGGTATCGGTATTTCTCGGGGAAGAGTTCTTGCCAATAGTACATGGCTTGATCGCCGAGACACACATAGTCATGGAGCTTCCGAGCCACGGTTTTGACCAAGGCAGAAGAATATCGGTGAGTCGGTCGGACATCGCAGTTACGAATCAAGAAAGGATGATATTGATTCAAAAGACCCAGTCGTTCATAGACTTTTGTCCAGCGACCTACATCGCCTAAAGGTCGAGACAATTCTTGATACATGCTCATGCGCAAGTAATTGTATGGGACATAATGGATCCCCTCGTGTTGGAAAGAGGTCACAAACATGTTATGGTAAAGATCCTTTTCGATTTGTGTAAAATCGAAAAGAGGTAAAAAGTTTACAAATAGCTTGTATGTACCATGAAACATGGACGGTTTGACTTCGACCTCAGCATACTCCTGATGTAGACGATTGGCCAACTCTTTGGCATCTTCAAGGGCCTTGGTTGAAAAGAAATCATAATCAGGAATATCGGTCGCATGGTAAAAGCGGGCCTCTTTGGGCAAAGCCCGATTGATGGCAGTCCCTCCGTACCCAATCAATAACTTCTCTCGAATAAACGATTCAATTTGTAAGAAAAGATCGGGCTTGGTATAGATCTTCTTTTTCTGTTTCTTTTGCTCCAGTTGATTGATGCGTATTGCCTTTTCTAATTCCATACACTAGGTAGCGATTAAATACTTATCGGTTGTATACAATGTGTAGTTATGCGGGTATCGCCAAGATGGAGCAGTCAAACTTGGTCTTGTAGGCGTCTAGGTATAGATCTTCGAGTTGAAAGTTCATTCCAATAAACTGGAATCCTTGCTGGATACCCACGGTTTCATAGTCGTAGTTGTTTGAACTAGCTTGGTAATCTGGATAGAGGATATTGACATTTTCTTTGTTGGGATCTTGTCCGGCGATGAGTACATCGTACGCGTCTGTTTCCCGATAGATCTTATGGTCGAGTGTGCCTAATTCTAGAGCGACCAACGGACTTAAGATGCTTTGAATTTTTGGACCCGTTCTTTCGACCAGAATCACCACCTTCCCCATCAATTGATCAATCGTGACATTGTCAAAATCTTTAGCAGGAGAGAAGAGCCGATTGACGGAACTCCCGTACCCAAACGTAGTCTGTAAGGCTTCGGCCATCTTGGAGAAAAGATCGGGTCGGTCACTTTGTATTCGAAAGATTAAAAACAGAGGGTCCTTGGTGTTGGTACAATTGACGGGATCCTCTAGAAAGAGTTGTTTGACTTTGGTCATGGTCGCCTGAAACGGCAGACTGTTGTACATTTCTTTGTACCGTTTTGAAGGAAGCGTCGAGGCCGAGATCACCGGCTTTCCGTGAAGAGAATAAATGGTAAAATCTAAAGCACGTACCCCTTGTTTTGCGCAGTTGGTCAGTGCGCAACCGTCGACATAATCGTTTTTAAATCCACCGGTACAACAACAATTGTAGGCTGTTTTGATAAAGGTATTCTTGATGGGCAATGCTTTGACTTCAGCCGAAATCCCTTTCATTTCTTGTGGACTGTATTTTCGTATGGTTTCGCAATTGTTTTTTCCACGGTTGACTGCTTGTACAATGTAAAAAATCGTAAAAAATAATAGAATAAAAAGCATAATCAGCGTCAACATGTTTCGTGAGTTAAAATTTTTGACCATGGTGATTGTGTCCGATAGCATGGTTGATACATTATCCATACGATATTAGGATATTTAAATATAAAAAATTATAAGTATCTTATAAAATGGGAGGTGGGTTATTGAACATCATCTCGTATGGAAATCAAAACATTATCTTGAATGGAAATCCCAGCAAAACCTTTTTCAAGACAGTCTATGCCAAATATACCAATTTTGGTCTACAAAAATTTCGGATCGACTTTGAAGGACAACGCGATCTTAAACTCAATGAAAATACTCATCTTACCTTTAAGCTTCCGAGACATGGAGAACTTCTCATGGATGCGTTCTTGGTATTGAATCTACCTGACATCTGGAGTCCCATGGTGCCCCCCTCCAACAACCGAGATTGCTGGAAACCGTATGAATTCCGATGGATTTCTCATATTGGCGCAAACATCATCAAGAAAGCTCGCCTTCTCATTGGCGGGAAAACGATCCAAGAATTCTCCGGTGAGTATTTGAAAAATCGCGCCGGGCGAGATTTTACCAGTAGTCAAAAAGAGATGTTTGAGCGTATGATTGGTCACGAGGAGGCCTTGTACAAACCAGAAACGGCGTTCCAACGACCCACACGATACCCTCATAGTTTTTACAATGGGAAACCTCTGGAACCCTCGATCCGAGGAAGGACCCTTTACGTACCCCTACATTTTTGGTTTATGAACTCTTCCAAGATGGCTCTTCCGATGGTGAGTCTACAATACCATGAAGTTCAAGTCGTTCTTGAGTTGCGACCGATTCGAGAGATGTTTACCATCTCGGATGTGTCTCTTCCCCGAGACAAGTTTACCACGAATCCGATCCAGCCTAATTTCAACATCGAATCCCACAGTTTGTATCGATTTTTACAGACGCCTCCGTCCATGAACATGGACAAGAAGAATTATAATACGTTTCAAACCTCATGGGACAATGACATTCATTTGATCACCACGTATGCGTTTCTCACCGACGAAGAGTCGCGTACGTTTGCCGCAAATGAGCAGCGTTATCTGATCAAAGACATTCATGAAACCCATCATCCAAACATTACAGGGAATCGGAGGGTAAAACTCGATACGACCTCGATGGTCTCTTCCTGGATGTGGTATTTTAGAAGAAATGACGCGTTTAAGCGTAATCAATGGTCCAATTATACCAATTGGGATTACGAGGAAGTATTACCCAAAAATGTAGTCCCTGCTCCAGTGGATGGATATACGGTAGACAACATTCGAATTGGACCCGGTTATAACTATTCTCTCTTGAGCACCACCATCGAATATGAATCGACTACCTATTTTGTGTCTCCGAACGCAAGCATCCGTAACTTGCGTCAGATCTTGGTGTCCATGTCGATTTTATTGGATGGGAAATATCGAGAATTTGCCTTTGAACCGGGGGTGTATAATTATATTGAAAAATACAAGGGAAAAGGATCGTCCCAGGATGAATTGTATTGTTATAATTTTTGTCTCGAGACAAGTCCGTTTGAACTACAGCCTTCGGGTGCGATTAATTTGAGCCGTTTTAAAACGATTGAACTAGACATCTCCACGTTGTTGCCCGAAGCCAATCCCGATGCGTCCTTTCAAGTCATCTGCGACACCGAAGGTACCGTCATTGGTACTACCCAAGTCGATCAACTGTATATGTATCAATATGACTTTTACTTGGCGGAAGAAAGATATAACCTTTTACGCATTATAGGAGGACACGCTGGATTGTTGTATACACGCTGAACGACACTGGGGTATCTCGTTCGAGACAAAATCCGCGGCTACAAAGGTACCTTCCCTTGAAAATCCTTCCTTTGCGTATCTTTGAAGGACAATCAATAGAAAAACGGCGATGTAAAGGAGCATTATAAAATAATAAGATATATTATGTCCTTGAAGATCCCTACTTCACTTGGAACACTACCCCAATCTTCAGGTAGTGTGAGTGAAGACCTTAAGTTCACAGGCTCAGACGGGACTCTTTTTACAGTGAAAGGTGGGGTCGGTTCTACGTTTGCGAAAAACAATACGATCGAATATGCGCCTGGTAAAGACAAAATCCTTTTTCAATTTATCTTTCCACAAGGGACGATCATGAATCCCTCCCAAACCGAGTTTCAGACAGGGAAGCAAGTGTATGTCTTTACAGAAGTACCGGATGTCATCATTGGTACAAATATTCGAAAAAACATGAAAGGAGGTTCCGTCGAAATCCGAGAGAAGGCTGCGCTCGAGTCACCGGTCCAAGCTTTCTTGGACAATGTCAAAGGCACGAAACCCAAGGCCACCCTAAACTCGATTAAATCTCACCCTTTCTATTCGATCGGATACATTCTGTATTTGTGGTCAATGGATATGTTTCGGGTTCTCATTTTTTGGGTATTGCTTGCGTCGATCTATTGCTGGCTCATTGTTCCTTCCAAATACTTATACCCCTCGGATACCTCCAAATATCCCTATGTGTTTTATGATCCCAGCGACAATGCGTTTGGTTATCTCAAGCAGAAAGACCCCGACTTGTGTACCCTCTTTACGAACGGGGAGAAAGAGGATGCGGTCAAAGCACAGACCAGATGGTTCAGCGACATTGATCAGTTGAACAAAGGAAACAGCGAATCGGATGAAAACGATCCCCACGGTATTTTAAAGATCTTGTACCCGTCGATCGTGAATCACCGTCAAGATGGAGTAGATCAGTTTAGTTCGTTGTTGATCGACCGTTGTTCTCAAAAGGATCCGTGTACCTCAGACTACCTCGCGTATTTTTTCATCAGTTTGCTCTTCTATAATCATGTGTATTGTAATGCGATCCTGTCTGGAATACATTCTGCTGCGGGGGGAGTGAAAGAATCTTTTGAGGGATTCCCCAAAGTCATCAATACGATACTTCTTGCCTTGCTCTTATATGTTCTTTTCTCTGGTGTGGGGGCAGTCAATCAATCTTTAGTGAAAAAGTTAAAGATTCCCTTGAGTCCACAGACTGATATTTCTTCACTCATCAAAAACCAATTTAAAACGTTTCTGATCGCCATCTTCTCGTGTTGTCTCTGTCTCATGCTTCCGATGTGTAGCATCCTCATCATTACGTGTCTCATGACCACAGCCTATGTGCTTTTTAAAACAATTATTTCTCCTTATAATGCTGTGGTGGCGATCTTGGCGATCCTCACCATGTTGTATTCCATTTCTCAATACGTCTTTATTATTCGTAACCTGGCCAGAGGGATGAGTCCTCTGGACCTGATCGACTCCTTGTTTGTCTCGGATCGAAAACTAGAGTCCCTGTATTCTATTCTGGGCATTACGATTCCCATTCTATTTGGACTGATCTATGGGTCCTACATTGGGGTGAAACTGTTCACGAGCTTCTTCCAGTTTATCAAGCGCCCAGATGTACAGAAACTCTTTACCTCCTCCTTCTGGTCTTTTCTCATCGTAGGATTTCTTCTTTTGTTTTTACATGTCCAAAAGAACCTGGGGAAGTTTTATGCGGCAATGACCTTGTCGATCATTGTCTTTATGGGCATTGCGGTCTATTTTCAACAAATGGCATTGAACCGTATGAAGAAACCAAATGTCGCAAAGGCGACGGATCTGTCTATGATCATCCCAGGAGCCAAAGACGCTATTCTAACAAAATGAACTTGATTAGAATGGATTTAAACCTTTTTTTACATGAAACGTATGAGCCGTTTGCCACGTGTGAGTCTATGTACACCTACATTCAATCGTCGGCCCTTTTTTAAAGCCACCATTGCGAATGTCTTGGCGCAGGACTATCCTCGAGACAAATTGGAATGGATTATTGTAGATGATGGAACGGACAAGATTGAAGATTTGGTGAAAGATATACCGTTTGTCAAGTACTTTGCGGTCGAGAAGATGCCCCTCGGTCGCAAACGAAATTTCATGCATGCGCAATGTACTTTCAAGCGCGACGACGATATTCTTGTCTATATCGACGACGACGATTACTATCCACCGGAGCGCGTGTCTCATGCGGTGTCTCGGTTGACAGGTAGCACCGCCTTGTGCGCGGGCTCGAGTGAACTCCTGATCTGGTTTAATCAACTCAACAAAATGTACAAGTTTGGTCCGTATGGTCCGAATCATTCGACCGCGGGCACCTTTGCGTTCAAGCGCACCCTACTCTCGCACACCTCTTACGAGGACGATGCGGTCATTGGAGAAGAGAAACATTTCTTGAAAAACTACACGATTCCCTTTGTTCAACTGGATCCGATGAAAACCATTCTGGTCTTTTCGCATAGTCAAAATACCTTTGACAAAACACGGCTGATTGATCCTAGAAATCCCATGTGTAAAGAATCGCCTCTCAAGGTAAAAAATATGATTCATAAGAAAGAGATTCGGCGGTTCTATACCGAAGAGATTGATGGACTGTTGGCGGAGTATCACTTAGGAAGTCTTGCGTATAAACCAGACGTGATCGCTGAAATTCGGCGAAGGGATCAGGCAAACATGGCCCAGACGATGCCCAGCGCACAAGAGCTGATGGAAGTCTTGCGTGAAAAGACCGAAGAGAATTTGGCGCTTCAAAAAGAGCTCGATCATAGCAAAGAGTATATCAAGCTTTTAGTTGAAAATATAAAAGAGCGCGATTCAACTCGTTCGCCGTAAGATCTTGGGTCTGGCCTCGCAGAAGATGATAATAGAGATCCTTCTTGGAACAATTTAACTTGTGACAAAGAGTGATGATGAACGTGTTGTTGTTGTATTCATTGCTGTATTTGGTGAGC